CGGCGTTTGTGATGGCGCCCTTTTGAAAGTCCACCTTGGACTCGTCGTTGGGCGGGTTGTCCAAGATGTACACCTCGAACGAGTAGGTCTTGGAGCTTCCTTCGTAGCTGGCACCCGTGTACACGAGGTGAAGGACCGGGTAGGTCTCCAACTTGTCCAAGTCGACGTCGGAGGGCGAACCGAAGCTGAACGTCTGCACGAACGGGTTGGCCGCGACGAATGCCTCGAAACGGTTCACGATGTTGGTGTAGGTTATCATGCGGTCGCCTGTTTACGTTTGAACTCCAAATCCTTCAGGAATGCGAGGTGGGTGAATACATGACCGACGGTGAGCTTGGTGACGGCTTCGATGCGAAGTATGTCCTCACCCGCGAGAGAATGGAGGACAGGATACCACCCCCACTTCTCCCCGAAGTCGTCGCCACCTTCGTCGCCGCTTGAATCAAAGAGGACTGCAAAGTGCTCAGAAGTTCGTTTTTGGTAGTCGAAAAAAAAAGCAACGCCCCCGCCACTTGGTCCGCCGGCATATCAAGGAACGCCTCGGCGTCTTCCTTGGCCGTGTAAGGCTCTATCTCGTAGCGGTTGCCCCACTCCCTTGTGACGGGACGAAAGAGCAAAGCCATGACCTTGTGGGCGTTCTTCCAAAAGTCCCCGCAAAGTTGCTCCGCGTCAATCCACTCGCCCGCTGTGAACTCGTCCCAATTCGGAATGAAGCCGTAACGGGTGCCGTTGAGCTCGAACGTTTCGAGGTGGCGTTGGGTCTCGGCCTTGCGAAGCGTTTGGAGGTGGTTGTATGCCTCTTGAATCAAAGCCCGGGGCATCTCCCTCAATTCCCCCCAATCGGTGCCCGTAACGGCGCCCACGCACGTCATAGGGTCGTCTGACGTCTCAAGCACCTGAAGGTGGCGCAAGGTGAGGTCGGCAAAAGTAGCGGGGAGGGATAGCTTCACACTCATAAGACGCGGTTTCGTGGTTTGCTTACGCGTCTAATTTACAAACGATTACCCGAGGGCGTATTTCCCGAAGTTGGGGTTCGTCTGCGTGTGGGTGATGGCGTACCGGCTCGCGTCGATGAAGTGGTTGAAAGCGTCCACCGGCTCGTTGAGTTGGCGCCCGTTCTTGTCCTCCTTCCATTTGTAGTTCCGAAGCTCTTTGATGCCGTTGACGCTTCGCGATGTGATGCCCAACGGTCGGGAGCGCAGGAAGTCCAACCCCGCCCGGATGCTGTCCCGTCCCTTGCGTGCTGGGTGGACGTTGAACCCGTGCCCGTGTATTTCGTCGATGCTTTTGGGCTCTGCGCTATCCGCCACAATCATGGTCCCCCTCCCTACCTCGGCGTCGCGTAGGGTTTGCGAGATGGCCGCGTTCGTGAGTCCCGTGGCGTAGCACACCTCGTCCAAGATAAACCCGTGGCCGTCCGTGTAGACCTTCACGATGGCCGTGGGGTCGTTGGTGTACCCGAAGTCAAGGCCGATGTTGAGGAGCTTGTATTCGGGCGGGATTTGGTCGAACTCCTTCCAATGCGTGAGGATGGTCGCACGACTGACGCCACGCTCGCCCAAGCCGTAGACCTTCCAGTAGTCGGGGTCCGCGTCTTGTAGGCGTTCAATCTCTTGCACGACCGCATCCGGGAGGTGCGGGTTGTCGAGGTACGTGGTTTGGTAGAAGTCGGCGTCGTCGCGCGGGATGACCTCGTCGTATATCCAATGGAACTCGTCCGACGGGTTGTAGTCAATTAAGATGCGCCCCGTTGTCCGGAGCACAAGTTGCCGCCAGTCCTCAAGGTTGAGCTCGTTGGCCTCGTTCACGAAGAGGATGTCACGCTTGCGGCCGCGCACCTTTTGCGGCTGGTCGATGCTGATAAACTCCACGAGGTTGCCGTAGAGGATATACGTGGCCTCGCTCTTGTTGTGGTTGGCTACGTTGTAGATGCCCTCCCGTTCGAGGATGGTGAAGAAGTCACGCATGACCGAAGCACGGATGGCCGGGAACGTCTTGCGCGCGATTGTGATGATGGCGCCCGCGTTCTCGTTGTGGTGACAGAGCTCGATGAGCGCCGTAAGGATGGAGAACGTCTTGCCGCTACGTGTGCCCCCTTGGTGGACCTGTATCTTGGCCGGGGACTCTTTGACGTGGTAATATGTGGCCGCCTGTCTCACAAGCTGTCCACGAACTCTTGGTGCGTGTCAAACCTGTACCACTCCCCGCCCTTGGCGTAGCTCTTCGCTCGGTAGTTGTAGTACAAGCCGTTCACCTTGAATTGTCCAGACGGGAGAAACTCCCACTCAAGACCGCGTTGGGTAAGTAGGCGAGCGACAAGCATTCGGTTCTCCCGTTTGGTCACTCGTCGAGGGCTTCGAGTTCAGCCTTGACCGCTTCGGCGGCCTCTTGGGTGTCGTACTGCCCAATGATGGTCGCTTCCCCGTCTTGGGTTCCTGTCACGATGTAGAAGGTGCGCTCCTCTTCCGTGCCGTTCTCGGCTACGTTGCGGACGCTGGTGTTGATGGTGTAGGTCATGTCGTTGTTGAGTTATCGTTGCCAAACCATGAGAGCGGCTTTTTCTCGGCCACCTCGATTTCTTGCCGCTCCACGTACCCGCGCCCCTTGCCCTTGGTCTTCAAAAAGAAAATGGTCGCGGCGGGGTTGCCGTCTTTGATAAGCTTGTGAAGGTGGCTTTCTGCGAAGTCGAGCGTCCGCCCTTCGATGGCTTTGACCTTGCCGGCGTAGTCGCTGTCTTTCTTGAGCCATTCGTAGTGTGTTGACCGGTTGATGCCAACCATATTGCACGCCGTTGTAACAATGCCCAGTGATTGCGCCAATGCGTCAACCATCGCCTTTTTTTGTATGTCGGTTTTCGTCGGCTTGCTCATCGTGGGGGTGTTATTTTGGTTTGACATTTTTCGCCCTTTTGACTGCCCGCTCCCGTTTTTTAATGTTTAGCCGTGACACCTCCGCTTCGTATGGGTAGCAGTGCTGGAGTTGGGCCATCGTGTAGTAGACAATGCTCGCCCGGTAAAAGTCCTTTTTGTATGGCTTCAAAGGCATCACCCCGTGGATTTCTTGTTGACCCCGGAAGATGCACAACGCCCCGTCTGCCTGTTCGAGTGCGATTCTGTATTCGGGCAAAACGAGCTCGCCGCCGGTGCAATTTTCCTTGAGAATCAAAACGTTGCTAAAGCTTCCCTTGATATTGCCTGTATCGGTGTGGTATTTGATGGCGTGGTTGACATTGATGTTGGCCGTTGTGTATGGGGTGTCGACCAACCTGTAGTCATCATCGACCATGCTTCGGGCCGTGTTCAAGTCATGCTCGTACAATTCAGGGAGGTGCTTTTTGTAAATGCTACAGAGCGTCTCTTGAAACGTGAAAAGCTTGTCAAAGTTGCGCTTTTCATCGGTGGTTTTGCTACTAAACCGACAGAAGTCATTGCGTAGGGCGATGCGTGGCAATGCACCAAAGACACTTGACTTTGTTGGGAGCGCTTTGTGTGTGCGGTATGTCTCGACGTATTTCGTGTCCTTGGCCGCTTCCCTAACATACGTCAGCAAATTTTTGTCGACGTTTATGTAGATGCCGATGCATTCGTCACCCAAAAAAAACATGGTGTCCTCTTTGATGACTGTGTTGTAATGCTCTTTGAGTGGTGTTGACTTGATGAGGCTTTTGCAGTCACCGTATTTTGTCAGGTTAAACCTCCGCATCTTCGATGATTTTGTATACCAGTTGCCTGTAGTCGGCGCACCCTTTTTTTGACATGATTTCCTCGAGCTTGAGCACCACTTCGTCAAATTCTTGCGCCTCAAATGGTATCGTGATATTCTTAATTTTTGCGTCAAGGAACCTCTCCAACTTTGCGTCTGCTGTTTGCAGGCTGTAGTCGGTCTCGTTGCTCACGGGGTCTTCCGGTTGCCAAACTTCAAGGCCCCAATCGTTGAGGTCCGATGATTGCCATTCGTTGGCAAGCATATCCCAATCCCACTCGCCGAAGCTGACGTTGTCCTTGATGATGAACTGGCCGTCCTTGTCTTCGCCCCATTCACGGACGTAGACGGGCACCTCTTCGAGCCCGGCAAGCTGGGCCGCCTTGAGGCGCATATTGCCCCCGAGCACGGTCCCGTCTTTGTCGATGACGATGGGCCGCGCTTCAAGCATCTCCGGGAACTCCTGCAAACTCTTCACGAGCTTGTTGAGTTGGTCCTTCCGAATGGCGCGGGGGTTGTTAGGGTTCGTCCGGAGATTCGCCGTTTTCGCGAATGTCACGGGCCGTGTTGAGGATGGTCTCAAGGGCATTGTAGAAATTTTGGTCGGCGGTTGCAAAGTCAATCAAGAGAGCCCACGAGGTGGGGGCCATTGTGGCACACTCAAGGTTGCACGTTTCGTCGCCGTTGTTTTTGGCTGTAAAGAGTACCCAGTCGTCGCACTGACCGAGGAGGCGCTTGGCCTTGCGAAAGGTGAGGGGTTTGTTGGTCATGCTGAAAGGAATTCGGTATATCGGCGGCGCATATCCTTCTCGGTTTCGAGGAGCCAAAAGAGGGAGCGCACATGGTGGACGGCGGTGGCGTGGTCGCGGCGCATAACTTGACCGATGGCCTTGTAGGTCCATCCTTGGTCGCGCAGGAAGTACGACACCATCTTGCGACCGTCCACGTATTCACGACGGCGCACGGGGCTCACGATTTGTTCCCATGTAAGGCCGAGGCGTGTGACGCCGCGCTGGGCCCGTTGCAAGGCTTCGTCGTCCTTCATGGTGTACCCGCCTTTGGAGGCAAGGATGCCGACGGCGAGGTAAAAGGATTCACTTGGGATGTTTTCGGTCGCTTTCATTAATTAGCTTTTTCAGTGTTTTCAACATTTTGCGGTTGCACCCGCCGCAAGAGGTGGCCCGCTCTTTGGTGCCGAAGATACGGTTGTAAAGGTCGGCAAGGTCTTGGTCAGTTAATGACCTGACGTCGTTGTCTACGATGTCAAGAAATGCCTTGACCTCGGCCAGTTGTTCGGATGTAATGACGGCCTCCCATTTACCAAGGGGACACTCGGCCCACTTGAGTCGTGTCTTGGTGGGCATATGGCACCCGCAGAGCTTCGAGTCGGTGAACGCCTCGGTGACGAGCGGCCCGCAACTTTGGGTCGCGTCGACGAAGTGTTCACACCCTCGGCAGGTGTTCAGCCTATTTGCCCTTGTTTGTGCGCTGACGATGAACATGACGGAGTTTGGTTTTGCTTCGGTGGAGCGATTGGTAAAGCGTGGTCGCCGGGATGCCGGATTCCCTCGCCACTTGTCGGAGGTTGTACCCGTCGAGGTAGAGGTTGAGGACGGTCCGGTCAAACCACGCGAGGTGACGGGTTAAAAT